TAACTCATACATCAAGCCGGACTATCTGACAGATTGGAAAGAGGCGGAGGCAATCAATAAGATTTCGTGGGATTGCGTAAAATATGCGCCGTCATTACTGACAGAGAAAAGAAAGATAGACCGGATCTTAAGAAAAGCCGGTTTAATTATCGGCTACAATCATAAAGGGTTTGATTTGCCGTTTTTGGCAGCCAAAGGGATAGACACGGCGGTAAAAGCCAAGATCTACGACGTTATGTTGGAATTTGCCTATATATACGGCGAATATAACAAAGAGCGGCAGCAGTACAAATGGCAGAAATTAACGACCTGCGCCGGTTACTATGGATATACCAACTATTCAGCGCACGACGCATTGGAGGACGTAAGAGCAACGCTACATTGCTATTATGCTATGAAGAAAGACAGAAAAGGACGAAAGGCAGCAAAAAGAAGAAAGCGAGAGGAGTTAAAACGATGATTTGCAGATGGTACGGAAAAGAACTAAAGGACGTTACAGAACACGAGCAAGAAAGATGTTACGAGCAGGTGGGGCGCGAGTGCCTTAATTGCGAGGAATTGGTAGAAAAGGATCACGAGGAGGGGCAAAGGCAGTGAAAGCGGTTTTAAGCGTTACAGTAAAAGACGGAAACGGAGATAGCAGAGAAAAGCGCCTATTATTCGACACAGAAAAGGCAACGGAGGTTTGCGACGTAGTAAATGCGTTCGGATATGCGGTACAGACGATTTTTTTAAGTCCTACCGGGTGGCTATTCCTGCAAAACAACACAAAGGGAGATTTGGCAGTTGCAGATCAAAAGCAAGTAAAGGACTACATAGGGGAGAATTACCCGGAGCGGTTTATTGAAGTATTCGGAAAAGTGGAGGAGGCATAAATGGGCGTATCAAAAGAGACTAAGGAAACAATCATTACAACGATCGACGAAGTGTTTAGAAAAATGAACAGTATTTCGTGGATCGAGCGCCAAAAGGTAATGAAAGACGAGGCGTTTAAGAATACCGAAAAAATCTTATATTGCTATAACGTCCTTAAGGAACACGTAGCGGACGAGCAGGAGTATTTAGACATCGCGTTTCACGGAAAGAGCAAGTCTATAACGTCATACAGTAAGAGCGGATCCGGCGCAAAGGACGAGGAGCAGATTTTAGCAGACCGCCGGGCAAGCTACGAGAGATCAAAGAACGATATAGAGCGAATCGAAAAGGCACTTGAAAAAATCAAAGACCGAAAAGGCTACGAAGCTATCGAAATCCGCTATCTGCGGCGCAAGTGTACGACAGAGGGAAAGCGGCAGATCGAGGAGGTTTACACGTGGGAGGAAATTACAGAAATGATGGCAGATATGGACGGATATAGCGAGAACCTTAACGAAAAGACGGTAAGGAACTATAAAAACGCATTGATCCGGGAAATGGCGGTTTTACTATTCGGATCCGACGCAATATAAGGGAGAATGAAGCCAAAGGGCAGCAGTTGACAATACGCCCGATTTAACACCCTAGACACGTCCGTTTAACTACGTTAAAATAGTTACAATGAAATATTTTGAAAATTATGATTAGCCCGGAGTATCGCTATTTGATACGCCGGGCTAATTCTATCCGGGAGGTTGTTTATATGCCCCTATGTAAGTTTTGCGCACACGCAGGCTGCAATAAGATTATTGATATATCCCGTACATATTGCAGCCTGCACACAATAACAAAGGCACAGCGCGACAAAGAATACGACGCCAAGTATAGAGATCAAAAGGCAAAGGCTTTTTATAATTCTAAAGCGTGGCAAATGGCAAGAGAGAAAGCATTAACAAGGGACAACCATATAGACATTTATTTATACATGACAGAGCGGCGCATAGTAAGGGCGTCGATGGTACACCACATTGTAGAGTACAAAGAAGATCCAACAAAGGGTTTAGAGCCGGACAATTTGATTAGCGTTAGTGAGGAAACACACGAAAGCACGATCAAAAAGATGTATTCAAACGACGAAACGAAAAGGCAAATGCAACAAGCGTTACGAAAGGCGTTGAATGAATACAAAGCGTTGGGTGTGTGAGGGGCGGTCGAAAAAGTATAATTCGTTTGCACCAAGACCGCAGCCCCCCTAAATTTCCACAAAAACTCCCTAAATGGATTTTTTTTGAGAGGGGAGGTAGGCGGAATGGCAAGACCGAGAGAGCCGATAGACCTTGTAAAAGCAAAGGGCAAGAAACATTTGACAAAGGCGGAGTACGACGCAAGGAAAAGCGCAGAAATAAGCGCGCCGAGCGACAATGTTATACCGCCTGCATATCTGACAAAGAAAGAAAAAGAGAAGTTTAACGAGATCGCGCAGCAGTTAATAGATATTGGCATTATGACAAATTTAGATTGCGACGTTTTGGCGAGGTACGTTAGAGCAGATAGCGAATACACAAAGCTGACGAAGCAGCTATCAAAGATCAAGTTCACGCCGGACAAGAAAAGCGCAGTATCGGAGGAAACACAGATAGCACAGCAGTACAGCGAGTATGGCTATTTACAGAAAATGCAGATCAAAGCGCAAAAGCAAGCTAACGATTGCGCGCGGGAATTGGGATTAACCATTTCAAGCCGGTGCAAATTGTCGATGCCGAAAGCAGAGGATAAGCCGCCGGAAAATAAATTTTTGGTTCACACGACCGCAGGTTAATAATACATGGATCGCGTAACAGAATTTGCGAAAGCAAACGTAAAAAATAAAAAAGATTTCGGCGAGGACGCGAGATTAGCATTTAAGCGTCACATTAACGATCTAGCGCGATCAGATCGGAACGATCCAAACTTTCCATACGTTTTTAACACGGAAAAGGCAGAGGACATTATAGAGTTAGCGAACAAATTGACGATTGCCGAGGGCGAGGGCGACGAACAATTTACCTGCGCCGGGTTCCAAGAGTTCATTTTGGGATCATTGTTTGGTTGGGTACATAAGAAAACCGGCAAGCGCAGGTTTACAGACAGCTATGTACAAGTGGCGCGGCAGCAGGGCAAGAGCGTATTAAACGCGATATTGGGTATTAAGTGCTGCAATTTTGACAATTACAATTACGGTCAGATCTATTGCACCGCCACAAAAGCGGATCAAGCGCGGATCGTCCTAAACGAAATAACGAAGTTCATCAACGCGGATCACGATCTAAAAGATCTATTTGAGATCAAGGACTATAAGAACGAAGTCACCGGGAAGATAACAAACACGGTAATAAGGGCATTGGGTAGAGATACCCACACGATAGACGGATTTAGACCGTATCTTGGAATTGTTGACGAATACCACGCGCACAAAGACAACCAAATGTATAAGCTGCTTAAGGGCGGCACGAGAAAATTAAAACAATCGCTCATATCAGTAATTACGACCGCAGGTTTTAACCTTAACGCGCCGTGTTACGAATTGTATAAATATTGCCGCCGGGTATTACGTGGAATTGACGTAAACGAGCGGCAATTTATTTATATAGCCCAAATGGACGCAAAGGACGATATTTGGGATCCCGAAAACTGGATCAAGTGCAACCCATTAACCGGGAAAGATCCCGATTTAATGGCAATCATGCAGGAGGACGCGAACAAAGCGCGTTCGATGGGCGGATCAGAGTTGCGGGATTTCTTGACAAAGAGCCTAAATATTTGGGTTACAAATGCGGAAACGGCATTTATAGACCTTGCAGAATGGGAAAAGTGCGGCAGCGAAAGAAGCCTAAAGGATTTCGTCGGGCAGCAGGCGGTCGTCGGATTGGATCTATCAAGCGGCGGGGATCTGACAAGCTATTGTTTAGAGTTCCCATACGAGGACGAAAACACCGGCGACCGGCGCTATTTCCTGCATAGTCAATCATTTATGCCACAAAGACGCCTGCAAGAGCACATGGACTTAGAGGACAACGCGCCCTATGTAATTTGGCAGCAGCAGGGGTTATTGACGGTCACGACAGCCGCCGGGGGAATAAAGACCGATTACAAGACCATATTAAGCAGCCTGCACGACTTAGTAGACGAATACCAGTTAGATCTAATCGCGATCGGGTACGATCCGCACAACGCAAGCGCGTTTTTGTCGGATCTTGAAGATTTCGGGTGCGACCTTATAGAGATAAAGCAGAGCGCCCGGAGCCTAAACGACGCAACAGTAGATT